TCGCATCCAAGTAAAATATAAAAATATATATATTGATGAGATACTTGGAGCAGAGGACGATAAAGCCGCTCTTGAGTATTTGGTAAAGAAGGTTGACTCAGGAGATGTAACAGAAAAACCAGGAGCTGGTTTCGAAAATCCCAACTTCTTGTTTTTAACTTTTGAGGAGGTAGACAGAGATGTCTCTACAAGAACTAGTGGCGAAGAAACTTCAGTTGGAGTCCAAATGGGCATCCCAAGCATTGAAGCAGGGTAATGTTACACCAGACATGAAGTGGCTCGACATTAAAATAAAAGATGTAAAGATCAAAATCAATGAATATGACATTGATATAGCAAAAACTGATCTTTTAAAAGAAGCAAGTTAAGCTTTTAAAAAAAAACTAATTTTATTCCTAAGACTCGTGCGCTCTAAATTTTCCAAAAAGCATTCAGTGTCGCATCTAGAATAGAACCCCTGCAGCAGGAGGTCGTCTACTATTCAATAAAATAAAAAAGTCAAAAATTGCTCGTGGTATAATTAAGAATAAAAAAAAATAGGAGAGCAAAATGTATTGGACACCACTAAGAATAAAAGAGTTAAAAGAAAAGGGTTATAAATTAAAATTTTATATCTATGATCCTAAATTAAAAGATTTAACTTTTGAAGAGATTGAAGAATTAGAAAAGCAAAAAGAATCTAAGGATTCCTGAACACCACAATCATCAAAGGTTTAATGTATCCTAATTTAAAAGGATTATCTTTTGTGCCATCGTCATGACCAAAATGAAATCCTCTTACTGGTTTTTTCAAAAATCTTACCTCACAATTTGGATTTTTATAAATGTAATCATGAAAGTATTTTGTATGCGTAGCAGCAGGTAGCAAAAAAACACCTGTAAAGTTTTTCGTGTGGTAGGCCTTTTCCACAAATTTAGGTATCTTCATATCAAATAAAGGATGTATGTAAGCAACCTCACCTGACCAATCTTTATCTAAACAGCTGTTCTCTATTGTGTAGTATCTAGGCAACAAATGATTTTGATCAGATGCGCAACAATCTACTGTAAATTTAAATTCTTTTGTAAGATCTGACCAAATATCATCTGGTGTTCTAAGATACTTCATCTTAACTGCAGAAAAAGTAAGATTAGATTTCTTTGTTTTATCTATTGTTTTTGGTTTCATTAGAAAAAAATAACTTTTCTTTTATAAAGAGTTTTAGATTTCTTACCATCAAAGTAGTAACCATCTACCTCTTTTTTACTCTTTCGCCTCGCCCCAACTTTTACCGATGGCAACATCAACTTTAAAAGGGACTTTAAGATTTTCGATAGCATTCTCCATTACCTCCTTTACACCTTTAATATCATTTTCTTCATTTATAGAAAAGCATAATTCATCATGAATTTGTAACAAAGGTTGAAAACCTGCTTTGTAACAATTAATCATGGCTTGTTTTGTTTGATCCGCTGCTGATCCTTGAATAAGTCTATTCAGTGCTTTGTAGGTAAAAGCCCTTCTGATGTTATTACCATATATGGCCTTAGCCTCTTCATATTGCATTGCTTTATTCATTCCGAAGGTAGCAGGCTCCCACATATCAAATCTGCATTTACGACCCTTTATAGTCCGAATAAAACCATATTTAGAAGCAGAGCCAGTTACAGCTTCAGCTAATTTTTTGACAAAAGGTACCCTAGAGTGGTACTTATTTAAGAGATTATCTGCAGCGTCTTTTGATATACCAAGTTCTTTTGCTAACTTTGCCTTACCCATACCATAAAACAAACCAAGGTTAATGGTTTTAGCGTTAGTCCTGCTTATACCTGCCATATCTGCAACTATTTGGTGAAAATCTGCTGCTTCGTTTTTATAAGCCTCTATAAATTCATCAGCACCTGTAAAATTATTATCTACAGCTGCAGCATAATGAGCAACTAACCTTGGCTCTTGTTGGCTATAATCAAAACTTCCCCATTGCTTACCTTCTTCAGGTAAAAATAAACTTCTTATTTTATCACCATACTCTTTATTTCGTGCGGGAATCTGTTGAAGATTAGGATTAGAATAAGAAAGTCTTCCTGAAACTGTGCCTCCTTGATCAGATCTTAGTTGATTTATTTCTGAATGTATTCTACCTTTGTGCACATATCTTTGAATGGAGTCTATGAATGTTGAATGGAATTTATTTATTTCTCTTGCTTGTCTTATTAGTTGCGCTATCGGGTTACTACAATTTACTAACCAGTTTTGGGTAAAACTTGGCTCATCACTTTTCGGTGTTCGTGGGTACTCAACTCCAATCCTGTCAAAAACTTGTGCTACTGATCTCGCTGCCCAAATGTCTACATCAAGCGTGGTCTGAGATTTTATGCTTGATAAAACCTCAGACTCTTTTTGTTTGAACTCTTTTTTTAACCTAGCTGCCTGGGCTTCGTCAACCCTTATTCCTCTCATTCTAGTGTCAATTAATATAGGTAACAACTCCATCTCCATATCCCAAACATCATTTAAACTTTGTTTAGATATTTCTGTTTTAAAATGTTGCCATAATCTTAATGTTAATCCAGCATCTTGTTCAGCATAAAACCCAACATAACCTGCAGGAAGTTTCCAAAGGTCAGCTTTAGGATCAATACCCCACTCTTTTGCTTTTTCGTTTAAAAATGTTTCGTTTTTTATTTCACCTAAATAATCTTTTGCACACGCATTTAAACTAAAACTAAATCTATTCTCATTTATGAGAGCTGCAGCCACCATGGTATCTACAATAGGACCATTAATTTGAAACCCATTAACCTTTAACCAACCTACATCATAACTAGCGTTATGAAAAATTTTTGTTGCTGGTGTTTTTAAAACTTCTTGCATCCAAGCCACTGTGATACCCTCATCCATATTGCCCCCTGCATCATGGTGTATCGGAAAATACCATTGTTGATCAAATGCTGCTACTGCAAAACCAACAATATGTCCATCAAACGTAGCCCAGCCCGCACCTTTTGTTTTTATGTTTGGATCTTTTGTTTCTAAATCAATTGCGATTTCTTTTGCATGTCTTAAATCTGGATATTCACTTGGACAAACCCAATCTGAATCATTATAAATAAAATTTAATTGATGAGTCATCTATTAATTATGAAGTAAGTTATAACTGCTGCAATAAAAATTGCAACAATACCAGTGGCAAGCATGCCTAATGCATAACTAATTGTCATTCTGCTTCTTGATTATTTGATAGTTGATTTATTAATCGGAAGGCAGTGGTATATGGATTTATATCTAAATCTTTTGCACACCCAGTCAGGGTCATAACAATACCAACCATAAATATAAATTTTACCATCTCCTAACACGACTTGCCCACCATTTGTCTAAAATAAAATACCATACAGAGTTTGCCAAAGGTTCAACTATTGCATCTGTTAATGCAATCCAAAAAGAAACATCTGCTATTAACATTAAACAAATTATGGCTATAGCAAAATGTCCGATAGTATAAATAATAGTTCTAATTAAAGATCCTTTATTATTTTTTACTACATTCCATAAACCTGATGTAAATTCTGTCATTTTTTAGTGTCCTTTATTTTTTTTATTTCTAAATCACAATAATGTTTAATTTTTTCTAAATCTTCAATTCCATTTTTAAAACGATACCTACAAACATACTTAATAACATTCCCCTGAAAAAACGATAGTTCATTTTTAGAAATAAATTCATAAGGTTGTATGTGAAAATGTTTATAATGAGATCCTCCAATTTGTTTGTCTTGTGGAAAAGCGTCATCAAACATATCTTTATCTGTCATAATTAGCCTCATAAGTTTTAAAATATTTTCCTAACGGAAAATTATATTGATGATAAGTTCCTAACAAATGTAAAGTTTGTTTAGATCTAGTAGCTCCTGTGTACCAAACTCTAAGTTCTTTCACCTTTTCTTGTAAATTTTTTTTGTCAAAATGAGAAGGAAAATTACATTTACTGGCTAAAACAACGTTATCAGCTTCCCCTCCTTTGACTTGATGTATTGTATCTATTGTTATTTTTGGTGGTTGATTTAAATCAACACCCTCTTTCATTAATTTTTCAAAATACATTTTATCTTTATCCTTAAATTTTCTTTTAAACACTTGATTCCAAATTCCTTTTTCATCACGCATACCACACCTTAAGTGTAATTCATCAAATGTAAATACCTGATTTGGATGTGCAAAACTCCATTTTTTACTATCCGCTGACCGGTAGCCATGGTCTATGTTTAATAAATATTCGTACATGGTGCAGGCTTCCTCTCTTGAGATAGATCCACCTTCGCATATTTTTTCCCAATATTGAATTGCTAAGAATTGATTTGGGTCAAAAGATTTATTACCTTTTACATCTTGATAATACAGAGATAAATTTCTAGCTTCTTGTTGCAGCTCTTTCTTGACATCATTTATCCTTGCGAGGACCATCCAATCACCTTCTAAATCCCAAGGAACTTTTTTTAAGCCCGTCCATCTATAAATCGAACCATCTTGACCATTTGAATAAAACTCTTTTGGCACTCGGTTATCTCCCATGCCATGCAATAAACATTTAGAAAAAAAATGTATATCTTTATTTAATCTGACAGATTTTTTTAAAACTAAAGCACGACCAGGAAAGGTTTGAAACAAATTTACATCTGCACCATTCCACTCGTATATGGCTTGATCATCATCTCCAGCTATATAAACTCTATCTACAAATTTAGCTATCTTCACAATCATATCCCATTGTAGGGGAGTAAGATCCTGTGCTTCATCCACCATCAAAACTTTGAATGGTATTACCAAACCATCAGTTATATATCTTTCAACCATGTCGGTAAAATCTAACCTGTCCGGTGTTCGTTGTCCGTTTTCTAATTCCATCGTTTTAAATTCTTCGTATCCATTAATTATAGATTTAAACTGCTGCAATCTTACAGCCTTTCTAGATTGTTGTTTATAAAGCCACACAGGATCAACTTTCATGTTTCTTGCCCTGTCATATATCTGAAGAGACCAATTATTGTATACTTTTTGATCATCATGGCCCTCTTTAAAATTAATTTTAATCGTACCATATTGTGTATGAAACATTAGCATGTCTGCCTTAGGATCTAATACTGGTATTTCTGCAAATTGTTGTCTAGCCAAAGAGTGTAATGTTCTAAAATATCTAAAGTCATCTTCATCATATTCTTTAAATCTTTTCCTAACTCTTGCTACACATTCGTTGACAGCTTTGTTGGTGAAAGACACGTAACATATTTCATCTGGTGAATAACCTTTTTTTAAATAACGCTCCACACGTTTTAATAAATTTTCAGTTTTACCTGTGCCTGGAGGACCAAATATTTTAATTGTCTTCCCACGCAGCTTTCGGTTTAATAAATTTGACATCTTTATTTTTATGCTCTGTTTGTTTTGGTAGACTTACAACCCAATGCCTACTGCTAATATTTTGAAACTTTTTCTTAGGTTGTGCTCCACCAGTTTCTAAAAATTTAGTGCACTCTTTTTCATTCCAATTATACCCCATTTTTTTCATAAAAGATCTAAAGGTTTCTAATTTAAATCTCATTTCATATTGATCTTTCCATATATTGCCAGAATCAATTTGGTCAAATTCTGTAGTGTCTTCAACATCTTCTAAAAATCTTGACATCCTAGAATTAAAAATGTCTTCTCTTTCTTCATGCTCATCATAGCCTTCCATGTCTTGTTTGTTAGATATTAATTCATCTAACCAATCTCTGTAAGGATCTGGATCTCTTTTTGTTGGTTTTAAAGGTCTCCAAACAATATCAAAATTTAATAATTGTTCTCCTAATAGTTGTTGTTGGTACAATTGTTTTGTTGATAATCTAATTGATTTACCTTGTATGGGTAAAATCCAATATGGTTCTGGATATGAATTAACTTTTAATAATTTACCAACCTCTGGTAAAGCTTCATTAGCACCAATACCTAATTTACGTTTAATACATTCACTAGATACACAATGCATTCTGGCTATTGAAGTTTTACACTTATATGCGTACTCTTTATTCTCTACACCTCTGAAAATATTTTCTAATTCTTTAGGATGTAATCTTTCTTCACAAACTTTAGACATCATGTCTCGAGTCCAATCTTGATACATAACTGGATCAGGATTAATTTTTTTTGCAAGCACAGCTACATTGAACATAGCATCATTACGACCCTCACCTTTTTTAACTTTATTTTTCATAAAATTTACTACACAAGGTGGATAGTCTTTAGTTTCATCATCTTGAAATATTTTTATTTTTTTAAAAGCTGCAGGAGTTTGTCTATATTTTTTTATAAACTTAAATAATTCTTCTAATTTGATTGCGTTGCAATCATCATCCATTGCAACTCTTGTGGTCATGTGTGCTTTTTGATAAGGCAAATTTACAAAATTACCTTTTCTTTTTTCGTCCCATTTATCAGGACTTAAGTCAACTTCATCTTGTGCAGGAAAAATATCTGTAGTAGTATCGTTAATACCTAGATCAGATGCAATCTCTATTAACTTTTTACGCATTGACGATGCAGCAACTACACCATCAATAAACAAAATTAGATGGAGTCCGTTGGACTTCGATCTGAATGGTATGAGCGGGTATTTTCTTTTCCGTAT